CAAGTTTTAGGTGAAATAAAATACGTTAACCCTTGATATTTTCTAAATATATCTATATACTACACATTACATTGGAGAACACATGCAAGACAATCTAAAAGACATCGTACAGCATACATTCGGACTAGGTTCGATTGAGCTGGTTAAAGTAACCGGCACAGCAAGCGAGACAGTGCTAAACACAATCGCCGAAGACCGTTCGGTTATTGTTGAAGCCAAATTTAAAAACCCTGTACCAGAATTTGTTGGTACGTTTGGTATGCCTAACTTGGGCAAACTGAAAACTATTCTCAACATCGAAGTTTACCGTGACGATGCCAAGTTGAGCATCAACACACAGCAGAACTCTGCAGGCGAAACAGTACCATCTGGTATCCACTTTGAAAACAAAGACGGCGACTTTAAAAACGATTATCGTTTCATGAGCGCAGAAGTTGTTAACGACAAACTCAAAGCAGTCAAGTTTAAAGGCGTGCGCTGGGGTGTTGATGTAGTTCCCACTATCGCTAGCATCCAGCGTATGCGCTTCATGGCCAGTGCTAACAGTGAAGAAACTACGTTTACTGCCAAAACAGAAAACGGCGCACTCAAGTTCTTCTTCGGTGATTCGTCAAGCCACGCAGGTAACTTCGTGTTTGACAACAACGTTAGCGGCACATTGACTAAGAGCTGGTCTTGGCCAGTTGATGCAGTTATCAGCATCCTTGGTTTGCCGGGTGACAAAACCTTCAAAATCAGCGACGAAGGTGCTGCAATGATTACAGTTGACAGTGGCATTGCTGACTACAGCTACATTATCCCTGCACAACAGAAGTAATGTCTTTAGGTCATCTGATACCTAGAGGATACCGTCCTGGTAGTGGGTTATTATCCCCTACTGGGATTTTCTATCTAGGCATTCCCAAGAACGCTAGCACATATATGACTAACCTGCTGGTTGCTAACGATTGGCGCCACAATGACGTGTACAGTCCTGACATTAAGGAATGTATAGTGGTTCTACGTGATCCAGTTGATCGTTGGCTCAGTGGCTTTGCAACTTATGCGGCCAGTTGGTTGCTCGGGGAAGGTTATGGCAGCGACCATTTTAGAGATGACTATAATGATCTCACACAGCGCATAATCTTTGATCAAATTGTATTTGACGACCATACTACTGAACAAGTAAAATACGTAGAGCAACTAGGCGACCACAAGATTACATTCTTCAAACTCAATTACGAGTTAGGAATGAACTTAGAAAGTTTTTTAGATTGTAAGCTAGGTCTAAATAATCCTATAGCAGCTAACGCAGGCGAAGACAATTACGATACTAAAATGATTGCCAAGCATATGAGATTCAGAGTAGAGCAGGATCCTGTACTACGTGCTAAGATTATTGCACGATATGCTGCTGACTACGAACTAATTAAAACAGCAAACTATTATAATGAGCCAAGATAATTTAACAAGTAAACAAAAAGATTACGCAGTATTCTTGCCAGCTATCAGCGGCTTCTACGGCACGTTTGTGGGCAAACAGCGTGTTAACAATGACTATGTTGATCCGGCACGTTTCCCGCAAGGACTAACTGACATGGAGCAAATGAACTGGCTTAATGATCAAAAGGGCCTATTCCCGTACAAGTGGAGCCTCTATTCAGGAGGTCACGCCAACTTAGATCTCACTAAAGAAGATGCAAGCGAAGACATGGTTCGTAAACGTGACCCAAACACTATCCTACTTGGCGACTCTGGTGGATTCCAGATTGCTAAAGGCTTATGGGAAGGCGAGTGGCGTGATCCTAACAGCCAAGAAGTCAAAGACAAAATGGCTGCAATGGTGGCATTGGGCGTAGAAATTAAACCTGTGTTAGACAAGGACGGTAATCCTGTCATTGGTAAAAAAGGTCCAAAGACTGTAACAATCGATCATGCTAAAAACTATCAAAACTTAATCGACGCAGCACAAAAGAAACGTGGTGCTATCTTAACTTGGTTAGACAGTATTAGTAACTATGGTATGGGACTGGATATTCCAACTTGGGTTATTCATGACAAGAAAGCCAGCGATGCCTGCGGTATCAAAACCCTTGACGAAGCAGTAGCAGCCACAAAGTATAACAACGAATACTTTATGGCGCAGCGTAAAGGTAAGAACAACGGCGGTACTAAGTTCTTAAACGTGTTGCAGGGTGACAATCACAGCAGTGCCGAAGATTGGTACCAAGTAATGAAAGAGTATTGTGATCCAGTTAAGTATCCCGATACACACTTCGACGGCTGGGCTATGGGAGGTCAGAACATGTGTGATGTACACTTGATCTTGAAACGTCTAGTGGCACTACGTTACGACAACTTATTACAAGAGGGCAAACATGATTGGATGCACTTCTTAGGCACAAGTAAACTAGAGTGGGCCGTGTTGCTGACTGTTATTCAACGTGCAGTTCGCAAGTATGTTAATCCAGCTTTTACTATTAGCTTTGACTGTGCAAGTCCATTCTTAGCAACAGCTAACGGACAGGTGTACTTTGAAAACGTATTCCCACAAGATGGTAAATGGTCTTATCGCATGGCACCTAGTGCAGACGACAAGAAGTATGCTACTGACACACGCAAGTGGAGTACAGGTGTAGTTGCAGATGGTATCTACGATAACTGGGAAGATAGTCCACTAAGTGACTTGTTCAAAATGAAGGATATTTGTATCTATAAGCCCGGCGATCTAAATAAGGTTGGCAAGGAAGGTAAGACTTCGTGGGATAGTTTTAGTTACGCATTGCTCATGGGCCATAACGTTTGGATGCACTTGACTGCGGTACAAGAAGCCAATAGACGATTTGATGCAGGAGAACATCCCGCAATGATGCGATCCGAAAAGCCTCTCGCACCTTTCTTTGAAGACATTGTTGAAGCCATTTTTGCAGCGCCCGATCGTGCTACAGCAGAAGAGATTATCGAAATGTATGGTGGCCCAAATGGCTACTGGACCGAGATCATTGGAACTCGTGGATTCAAAGGCAAGAAGGCAGTAAGTGCTCGCCCAATGTTTGACAAGCTATTTGACGTAGAAGATTCAAGCAGCGATGATGAAATCGAGTTTGACGAGGCAGCATTAGACAACTTAGAGGACACACAATGATTAGAGAAGGTCATGAGGAAGTTAGATTCTTCCAAGGTAAGGAAGTAGAACACACTCCTGCATATGGAAAGCAAACACTGTTTGTTGTGGGTGTACAGCCATTGGCAGATATTGCATTGAACCTACATGGTGCGGACCATATCTACTTTGGTGCCAACATGAGCTTTCCTAATCCTGCTATAAACGATCCAGTTTGGAACGATTGGGAAAAGATGATTGGCCCTTTCTTAGAAAAAGGATACACTTGTACCCTGGACATTGACTCTAAATGTGTAGAAGGCCTGTTGGAAAGTTCTCTATGCGAGCATCACAACTTCATTCCGATGATTTCGGTGAAACTGCCGTATTTACAACAGCTAGGTTATAATGCTACAATCAAGCTAGACGACAAAGACTTTGCAGCAACTAACCCTGGTGTTTGGTGCCACAGTGTTCACAACCTTATGGATCGAAAAGTATTTACTGATTGGTCCAGCTATACGAAAGACGAAACTTTATGAACAAGCTCAGTAAAGAACAGTTACGTCTTGTTATTGCAGAAATGCGCCCTGATATCTCAGACAGCGATTTTGAAGCAATGTGGGAAGAAATGCAAACTGCATGTACTACGCACTTTTCAGAAGTAGCAAACGAAGTCATTGACTTTAATACAACAACCGACTCACAAGGAATTATTAGATGAGCCAACGAGACCAAGCACTAGCAGACAAGCGCGAGCGTATCATGCAACGTGCAGATAGACAAATCTGGGTAACCTTCAAGAAAGAAGGCATTCACAAATACCCAGCAGCAGCAACTGACCCAGCATTGGCAACAGGCGACGAATATGACGTTTCGTTCCTTGGGTTACCACATCGTCATATCTTTCACTTCCGTGTATGGATTGACGTGTTCCACAATGACCGCGATATTGAATTCATCCAATTTAAGCGTTGGCTTGAAAACCTGTACGCAGGTGGTACGTTGGAACTCAACTTTAAGAGTTGCGAAATGATTGCAGATGATTTGTACACACAAATCAACACAAAGTATCCTGACCGCAGTGTCTGGATTGAAGTTGCCGAAGATGGTGAGAACGGCGCTTTAATTAAATATGAATCTCACCGCCCACAACTGATCAGTATCTAAGGAAATATAAAATGGCAAACGAACACCTGCAAAAGTACTTGAAGATGAAACCCGAAGTTTCGCGTCTATTCAATGACCTCGAAGAGTACTTGGCGTTCTGTAAGAAGCAGGGCTACGTCTATGACGAAAGCCATCTCTACAACGAGAAAACACCGTGGGGCGAAATGCAGCGAGTTAAGGCTGGCAAGTTCCCCAAGGACAATTGGAGTCCATATCCAAAAGAGCGTCGTGAGTTCAAACCTCGTGACAAAAACAGCAACTGGAAGTACCGCTGATTATGAGCGCCACAAACGACATGGGCCAAGCAGAACTAGACCTACAACGGGTCTTTGAACTATTTGATACTGCCCTAACTAGTAAAGATGAGCGTGTAGTAAACGCCCTTCGCAGTCTGCTAATGATTGTGGCGCTTACTAATCCCGAAGACGCTGACTCTAAAGGTGATATCGGTCCACTACGTGCAATGGAACGTGACCTAAATACCATGCACAGTCGTGTTCGCAGTCTAGAAGACCAAGTGAGACACATCACTGATGCACTGACTCAACATGATGCGGCTAGTCGTGCGTATAACTGGCGATCATCTGACACGTATGGAAGAGATGTATGGGGTCAGAATATGAGCAATATCACCATGCGCGATTACTTAACAAAAATTAACGGAGGTCCCATTTAATGGGCAAGCTATATTACATGGGGTTAGAGAGCTACAAAGCTCGCTATACTCTGCAACTAACAGAATGGAACAAGCGTGTTTTTGATCGCCGTGGCGTCGAAGCAGTATACGTTCCAGGTCTAACGCTGGATAACAGTCAAAAGATTGTTACAGGACAAGTACTGGACGCACATGGTCGCAGCTACTTTGGTATGAGCCAGATGATGAATTTGGTTCGATTGATGCAACAAGGGGCGTTAAATAAAGATGATGTCGTATATTTCGAAGACATGTTCCAGCCTGGAATTGAAAGCCTACCATATATCATTAAACAGATCCCGGAGGCGTCGCGCCCAAGAATCTTTGTACGTTGTCTCGCTCAGTCTATTGACCCTGATGACTTCGTACATGTTTGGGGAATGGGTGAATTTATGGGTCACTATGAACGCATGGTGGACAGCTTTGTGGATGGTGTGTTGGCCACTAACGAAGAAATGGTAATGCACATGAAGATTGCAGGTTGGAAAGCTCCAATCTACAATATTTCAGGATTGGTGTTTAACACTGAGGAAGTGCAAGAGCGTGTTGGTAATAAGATTACTCCGTGGAATGAGCGCACGCCTCGCGTGGTGTTCTCTGCACGTTGGGACCAAGAGAAGCAACCGGACTTCTACATGGATGTAATCGAAGCATGGCACCGCCGTCATCCTGGATCGGGTGTAGAGTTTGCTGTGTGCTCGGGCGCAAAACTAAAGAGCAACAATGACAGCTACATGAATCGCACTAGAGAAATGCAGGCTGCAGGTGTGTTAACCATTTACGAGGATTTAGAAAAGAATGATTATTACTCCATCGTTAATGATAGCCGCGTTGTTTTTAATTGTGCTTTACAAGATTGGGTCTCCAACACTGTCTCCGAAGCTGACGCTTTGGGATGTAATGTACTTTATCCTGCTTATAGATCTTTCCCTGAGACTTTTGCAAATGATCATACACGTATGTACGTTCCATGGAGCATAGAAGACGCACTAGACAAGTTGGAAAAACTGTTGCAGAAGCCAAGTGAAAACATGGGCAAGATCTGTACATGGACCAGTGGCACTGCTGATCGCATTGTTGACATTATTGAAGGCAAGGGCGAACAGTGGTTGCGTATGTCAACTGACTACCGCAAACATACACATGAGTCTAAGTACTAAACAAGACATTTGGTTAACATTGGCTGGGGAGCGATACCCCAGTCTCAATGAAGATCAACTAAAGGCACTAAGCCTAAAAGCTGCCAGCGAATGGTACTTGGGCGGTGATCCAGAGTTGGTCAACTTGTTTGATCAATACGTAATGCTAAAGAACATAAGGGGCGTATAATGGCTAAGAAACTAAACAAACTAGACAAAGTAAATGAATCATTTACAGTTAATCGTTACGACAATGGCTTCATGATCGAAGTTGGCGGTCGTGACAAAGAAAGTGACTGGAAGACCTGTAAGGTACTTTGCAGCACAAAAGAAGAACTCTTTGCAGTGATTGAAGAAGCACTTGCAATGGATGTTGACAACTAATCATTTAACAAAGGAAAAATAAAATGACAAACTTACAACCACTTTTCGACGCATACTTGGCAGAGAACGAAAAATTTGAAGCCGGTAACAATGCAGCAGGCACCCGTGCTCGCAAAGCATTGCAAGAACTAGGTAAAGGTGTTAAGGCACGCCGTAACGAAATTACCGAAACCAAGAACGCACGAGTAGAAGCTAAGAAGGCGTAAATGGCAAAGACCGTTATTGTAACGGGCGGATGTGGCTACATAGGTAGCCATGTCTCGCGAGCGTTTAAACAAGCGGGATTCGCAGTATACATTGTGGATTCTGTGTTTCGTGAGCACACCGTTAAAGACATTGATGGATACTTAATTGACGACTTTGCAAGTGATGCAGTGCTGTCAACGATTATCAATTATGCACCCGATATCATTGTGCATTGTGCAGGCACTAGCTTAGTTGGCCCAAGCATGACTGACCCGGCGGAGTATTACCATAACAACGTTACCAAGACTATCAAAATGATGGACGTTATTAAGGACATGCCTAAAAAGCCCACTATCATGTTTAGCAGCAGCGCAAGCGTTTATGGTATTCCCAAAGAGTCGCCAATCCGAGAACAAGCACCAGTGAGTCCGATTAGCCCATACGGCTCAACTAAGATGATTGTTGAGCAGTTGCTAGAGGATTACGGTAGTGCTTACGGTATTAACACCATTTGCTTCCGCTACTTTAATGCAGCAGGTGCAATTGAAACTGGTGACTTAGGGCAGGAACCTAATGCAACACATCTAGTTGCACGTACTATCGAAGCAAGCCTAAACAAACGTTTGCTAACCATCAATGGCGAAGACTTTAATACCCTAGACGGCACTTGTGTTCGTGACTACGTACACGTTTGGGACATTGCACTAGCACACACTAAGGCAGCAGATTTCTTTGCTATTCACTATGGTCCAGATACCATTGCAGGACACCATGTGTTCAACTTAGGCGCTGGGCGCGGAACTAGCAATAAAGAAATCGTTGACTGTGTGTACTTCACATACGGGCTAACAACAGTCAAGTACGGACCAGCTCGTCCTGGCGACCCTGATATATTAGTAGCAGATATTTCTACTGCACGTACCGTACTAGGGTGGAACCCCGTCAACAGTGATATTAAAAACATCATCGACACAGCATATAACTGGTATAACAATCGTGTTTGATAAAATTAAGAAATTTGAAATTGCGTTAGCAGAATTTACTGGCGCACCATATGCAATCATGACAGATTGCTGCACACATGCCATTGAGTTATGCTTGCGCCACGATGCTATTTCCGAGTGCTCATTTACTCCCTATACCTATCTAAGCATTCCGATGACCATGCACAAGCTGGGAATCAACTACAGTTACTTTCCGGACACGTTGCCACACAGACAACAATGGATTGGGGAGTATAAATTTGAAGGTACACGTATTTGGGATAGCGCAAGACGACTAGAAGAAAACATGTACCGCCCGGGAATGATGCAGTGTTTAAGTTTTGGACATACAAAGCCTTTACACATCGGCCGTGGCGGTGCTATACTACTAGACGACAAGGAAGCATACGACAGAATAATTCGTAGACGTTATGATGGACGCGACCTAAATATTAAACCATGGGAATCTCAGAAAGAATTTAGCGTTGGTTATCACTATAAGCCCACACCAGAAGAAGCAGTGCAAGGACTTGCATTACTCCAAGGCATTAAGGCAGATAAACCAAAGCCAGTATCGGTTGAGTACCCAGACTTAAGAACAATCACTATCAAGGACTAAAATGACAGATACAAGTAAAAACTTATCACAAGTTATTCGCGACAAAATGCGAGCAGACAACAAACGCTTTTGGGCAGGCGACAACATCAGCGAGTATGTTGGCGAAGAAGAAAAAGAATCGTTAATTAACGAAGCAGCAGAAGCATTTGAACAAGTACTTGACACACTATTGATTGACAGAGAAAATGATCCGAACTCAAAAGGCACAGCAAGGCGTCTTGCAAAAATGTACTTTAATGAAATCATGGCCGGTCGCTATGATGAAAGTCCTAGCGCAACAGCGTTTCCAAATGACAGTGAAGGCGCATATGACGGAATGTTGGTTGTGCGCAGTGAGCTTAAGAGTATGTGCAGCCATCATCACCAGCCTGTTACAGGCATCGCTTACATTGGCATTCTTGCTGGACAGAAACTCATTGGACTTTCGAAATATACGCGCATTGCTCAGTGGTGCGCAAGACGAGGAACTCTACAAGAGGAACTCTGCATGGACATCGCTCGTGAGATTGAACTTGCAACTGGATCCAAGGATGTTGCTGTTTATATCCAAGCTACCCACGGATGCTGTGAAAATCGTGGTATCATGGCTCATTCTAGTCTCACCCAGACCACAGTACTACGCGGCGCTTTCAAGGAAGACGCAAGCGTAAAGAAAGAGTTCTTCGACAACATCAAACTGCAACAAGAGTTTGCACCACGCTAAGGAAACAACATGAACGCCGCAGACATGACAACAGCACTAATCAATCGTGCAAAGGTATTAAATGAGTTTATGGTCACTACTGAAGTGCCCAACGACTTTAGATTTAACGGTATGGTACCATTCGATATGCAAATCAAAGATGGCATCATTTACGCACATGTCTGGGGTGTGGACTTTGACGAAGCATGTATGCGCCTAGATCAATTCCTTGATACTTGCAAATGAACGGCTTTTATCCAGTAGACCTATTCAAAGTCACTGAAGAAGCCGCTGCATATTTAGAGGCACGTGGTGCTAAGGTTACTAGATATAACTCGTGGGGCGAAGGCACATACCATGTGCAATTCCCAGACTGTAAGCCTAGCAGTGGACACAATCATCATGACAACACTGTTAGAGTGTTCTTTCCCGACGAGGATACCATTATGATGTTTAGTATAGTCTACGGGCACCTGATACAAAATTGCAGAATCAAGTCTATTCAGGACATGATTGTTAACGAACGGATACTTAAACAATGATCGCACTACCACCAGGATGCACTGTAACCTATGCAGTATGGATTGACGTTAAAGAAATGACCAACGAGCTAGTTGAGTGGTGCAAACTTGTTGGTGGACGCACAAAAATTGACAGCTATTACAATCACCGTGGCAACAAAATTGACACAGAGTACATTGCATTTGGTAAAGCCAAGTGGTGTCACTATCATCAAAATGGCAACGGTGGTATACGCATACACTTTCACGGCGACGATGCATCGCTTGCTAGTATGTTCTTGCTAAAGTTTATGGATACTGTGACTGCACATAATTTAAGAGAAGTACAAGATAGAGCAGAACATGTATTGTAGAAATAACTGGATGACGTTCGACTTTGGTAACGGAGTTGGAAATTGTCGTGCCCGCAGCGGAGATTTTGCAGTACAGTTTAACGAACGTGCAGATAGAGTATATCCACTCGACGAAATTGCACAGCAAACAGCAAGGGAAATCCATTCACTATATCCAAATATATACGTTGCAATGAGTGGCGGATGCGATAGCGAGTACGTTGCTAAAAGTTTTAAGGCAGCAGGTGTCCCATTTAAAGCTATCATGATGACTTGCAAGAGTTACTTTAAAATAGGAGAATGGTATGCTGATAAGTGGTGCAAGGAAAACGAAGTTGAGCTTATAAAGTTCGAAGTTGATCCATTTGATCTACTAGACCACGGAAAGCGTGTAATAGGTAAAGTAAAAGGAAGCTGCTGGTTTGGGGCCACCGTTGATTTAGTTGCAAAAGAAATAGAAAGCCGTGGTGGGTACATGGTTCACGGCGCGTACCCAATGTACTGGCCGGATCCGAAAATGCAGCCCGAAAAGGCCAGTAAAGAATTTAAAGATTCATTCCGTGGGTTTATGATTGGCGAGGCTGAATTCTACATTGAGTTAATGAACCCCGGTAAGCACCCGTGGGCGTTCTTTTTCTGGTCTCCGGAAATGTTAGCAAGCGCAATCGCTGACTGGGACACATCTCAGCCAATGGAAGAGAATAAATGGAGAATGTTTAACCTATTGCCTCGACCCAAGTTAAATGGCGGAGAAGGATTTGTGCAAAACTACATTGCCAAAACAATACCAGAGTATAATGAGATTTTTAAGTGGACTCAAGCACACGTGCCATTGCAATGGAGTAATAGAGATTTTACCCCGCTACCAGATAAAGAAGAATTTTTGAAACTGTTACTCAATGATACTAACAACAACTGAAGGCTACAACAACTGGTATACTGCAATCGCCGATATACAGAAAAAGCCGTTGCAGTCTACATTTACACTAAACTTCAATCACACAGATATTAGAACTGTGCCGTTTCAACAGGCGGCCGACGAGGCAGCTAAATTATTTGCAAAAAATCACACGGATATCTATATTGGATTGAGTGGCGGGCTCGACAGTGAGTTTGTAGCCGAAGTATTTTATAGAAACAACATTAAATTCACTCCGATTGTTGCTACTGTAGAAGGCAGCACCGATTATATGTTTGCGCTAGAATGGTGTTATCGTAAAAAAATAGCGCCAATATTCATTGAATTTAAAACCAACGACCCTAGACTAATCCCGCATTTTATAAACTCTTGTAAAGGCGTAAAACAAGAATGTAACCTAGTGTCGGTAATCGATTATCTGTGCCATTATGTTCGCAATAAAGGTGGCACATTAGTAGCCGGTGAGTCACCGTTAGTTAGACATACCGCTAGGTTTGATGAAGCAGCCGGTGATGTGTACGACATATATGCCAGTGTCTTTTATCCTACCCTAATAGATCCATCGTTACCTTTATGCAACTTCTTATTGTATACCCCGGAATTGATGTTAGCAATGGCAACTGAAAGCGATACTAGTACAAATCACAGTTCATCAAAATCGAGACTCTACGGAGTTCCATTTAGAGTTAAGGAATTGGTGCCCACTCAACCAATGGATTCAAGAGTGACCCAAAAAATATTTTCAGCTGTGCATACTGAATTGTATTCTCCATTGCCGCCGGCTATGTGGAATAAGAATGAATTAATTGGATTGCTATTACGATGAATATTGGACACAATGGCTGGCTGTCAGTTAATTTAGAAAAGTACAGTGTTAGTAATATAACCGATCCGTTTGCAGTAGAGTTTAATTCTACTGCTAAAGTCATGTCCTTTGACGATGCCGCCGATTATACTGCACAGTTGATTGCCAAGCAGTACACTGATTTACATTTATGTTTAAGCGGCGGCCTCGATAGTGAATTTGTAGCCAAGGTGTTAATTAGAAATAGCATACCATTCACGCCTGTGATACTGGCCGCCGATTACGCCAAAGCAGAGAACTGGTACGCTTACAAATTCTGTCACGATAACAAACTAACCCCGTTGGTGCTGGATTTTGCAGGGAAAGAAAAGCATGTCACATTAGTGAAAATGCTTATAGAGAAAGCGCACAAATATCATTTGCCGTTTGACAGGGCATTGGTGGTAAGTGTTATTGCAGACTTATTGCCTAACGCTAGTGTATTAACTGGTAACGGAGACCCGGTCCATGTTTCAACTACATTCAATGAACCAGTTGGTGATCTAGTAGAAATAACTGATCACAATTATTTTCTAGATGTAGTACATGGAAGCCAACATCCTGGTGCATTTTTATCGTATACCCCTGAATTGTTTGCTGCCCTGGTTCGAGAACTAGATACTACTATGAATACACAGATGGCAAAATCTCAGTTGTATGGTATTTTGTGTAGGACCAAGATTCAATCTTCATTTTTTAATTTCTACCATTCTACAGAGTTAGATTTTATTATCAAAAAGAGCTTGGACCGATTAGGTAAAAACTCAGAGCATCAAGCGTTCTTTATAAATAGAGATACACTACTCAATCAATTAACCGGCCTTTAGAGCATCATCCCGGTATACAAATTCTGCTGCCTATGCTAAACTTAACATAGGAGAATAAAGCATGACATTACCAACCGTACAATACAAGTACACTAGTACCAAAGAGTATCACAACGCCTTTCCTGTCGCTTACAGACAATGGCGTGCAGACAGCCACTGCAATCTAATCCATGGCTATGCGTTTAGTATGAAGTTCTACTTTGGAACCAACGACCTAGACGTGCGTAATTGGGCTGCTGACTACGGCGGTCTTAAAGAACTTAAAAAGACCCTAGAAGATCAATTTGACCACACGCTTATTGTTGCACAGGATGATCCAGAAATGGAAACATTCAAGCTGCTACAAGAAAAGAACATGGCCAAGATCGTTGTGTTGCCTGCACTAGGTTGCGAAGCCCTAAGCGATATGCTTTACAAATACATCAATGGTGTTTACATTCCAGAGATGTGGGGCCCACACGAAGCAGAACGCTTGTGGTGCTACCGCGTTGAAGTGCGTGAAACACAAAGCAACATGGCCTACAGAGAAGGTCATCGTGAATGGAATGAGGACTTGTTTGCATGAAAGCAGATCAAGTAGTAGAACATGTTGCCCAACGTTGGGCAGAGAATCCTTTACCAGCGGGTACAGCAGAGTTGGCAGTTACAACCATCAAGGGCATTGAACAACAATTGGCCACTGGCACCAAGTCTGTTCATTATATGATTTTAGAAGATGGCAAACTACATATTAAACTTATTAAGGTAGCAGAATGAACGAAACATTAAAACAAATTGCCATTAAGGCACAGGTAGAGCATTGCATTAGTCATGTGCGACTAGAAGAGTTTGCTGAGTTGATTGTGCAGGAATGTGCCAAGTGCATAACTTCACCACAAATACAAGCGGAATGGCCAAACGATGTTGTAATGAAAACAGTTTTAGATGTGTTGGTTGACGACATGAAAGAACATTTTGGCATTAAAGATTAATGTTTAAAAACGTTCCAAAGATCTATGCCCACAAGGCTGCAATGAATGCAGGCAACTTTGTTACGCCCGAGGTTATTCTTAACCCAAGCACCAACACTGTTGCCAACTTGTTTCATAGATACTGCCCGCACCGCATGTACCCAATGCACACGCCCGGCGAAGTGGTGCAAAACATTCAGTGCCACTTTCATGGATTTGAATGGGATGCAACTGGTACTCCAGTAAACAACGATCGTAAGATCAGTTGCGGATCTGCAGATATTGGTCGCAGCGGATTAGTAATGAAAGACTTTGTTGAACCCACCCATCATTGGGTTAATGACTTAGCCGCCGAAACTGAGTTAGTTTATAGTCATAGCTGCAACGGCACTAGTAATGGAAGCTGGTTGTGGATGATGGAAATTCAAGCAGACCTGTTCCATATCAGGCGTGGTGAGGGTGCAATACACCCACAGCTATCTGAACAAACTAACCTAGATGACGTGGGCATGAGTCAAGGGGATGGTTGGATTTTGCAAACATGCTCAACCGGATGGTGGCTATTCATTTATCCGTTTGTATTTGTAGAATGGAGTCCCGGATGTGTTTCGGTTAACTACACTACACCTAAAAACATAAACGATGAATTTGGATTTGACTGGGTTACACAATTTTACTATAATCCCAGTGTACCTGCTGCCAAGCGGGCAGAGTTTGAAACACTAGAAGATGTGTTCCACGAAGACGTTGCTGCCATTGAAAAGCAAAAAGGCGGTTACTTTCCGTTAATGCAGGCCAGCAACAGATTAGAAGACCATTGCGTACACTTTGGCAAATGGGTTAGAGACAACAAGATTAAAGATGAATAAACAACAAGAAATTATGGATATCCTGCAAGAAGAATGTGCAGAGGTAATCCAAGCTGTTAGCAAAGCTCGTCGATTCGGGCTAGACAATGCGCACAAGTCAGGAAAGACACAGCGTGAAAATCTAGTAACCGAAGTAGGCGATGTGCTTTGCATGATTGAGCTGCTAACCGAATACGGAGTAATTGACGCTCCCAGCGTACAAGCTGCTATCCGTGCCAAGCGCGAAAAGCTACACCAGTGGTCAAACATTTTCAAGGAAGACACATGCACCCCAGCATCGAAGTAAAAGAATTCACAGTTAAAGATGAGACTGCCTTTCGTATGCGAGTGCGTATGTGGAAGAGCACTAGTCCAAAAGATCTAAATAGTTTAGAGATCATTCAAGAGTGTATGCGCGACGGTGAAGTTGACTTCGCTAGCACATATAATTTCTTGTTAACTAACGAAGAACTAACAACACTAGCACAAGGATTATTGAAATAATATGTTCGGAACAAATGAAATTATTGGTAAGAAGTATTTTAAGGATGCACCAGCAGACAGCTTGTTTGTGACCAGCATGTTCTTCACACTACAAGGCGAAGGCCCTTATGCAGGTATGCCCGCATTGTTTATTCGACTTGCCAAGTGTAACTTAGTGTGTAGCTTTTGCGATACATTCTTTGACGATGGCGATTGGATGACTTACGATCAAATCGAAGGCAAAATGTATGCAGCCATCAACGACTATTGGAACAAGCAAGGCAAAGCAACGCCAACTTGGGCAAACAATGGACTAAACAACTATCCTGGCGTTGTGTTGGTAATGACAGGTGGCGAACCACTCCTGCAGGAGAACATTAGTGCATTTATGACCCGTCAACTTGCACATTTCAAGGCAGTTCAGGTTGAAAGTAACGGCATTCCTGTTACTGATGTGCCTGCTGGTGTAACGCTAGTGTGTAGTCCCAAGTGCGCAGAAAAAGACGGTAAGCCTACCAAGTACTTCGCTCCATCGGCAACTATCCTGCAACGTGCAGACTGTTTGAAGTTTGTTATGAGTGCAGATGTAGATAGTCCTTACAACAGCGTACCACAGTGGGCACATGACTGGAAAGCAGCAACAGGCAAAGAGATCTATTGCAGCCCAATGAACGTGTACAACAGTTTCCCGCAGAAGATCAAATTGCTTCGTGCAGAAAAAGGCAACATCACAATGGCCGAGCGCAGCACAGTTGATGAAGTTATCAGCTTCTGGGAACCGGGCTTGTTGGACTTGAAAGCCAACCAAGCTAACCACGAATACGCTGCACACTATTGCATCGAACATGGTTTCAAGTTGAACCTGCAAATGCACTTATATGCGAGCCTAGCATGAACGAACACACAAAACTACTGATTATGAAGGCAGGTGGAATCATTTGTTCCACAGAAGGTTCCGCAGTTGTAGACAAGATTGATTACCTGCACTTTGATGCGGAAAAGTTCGCTCAGTTGCTGGTCAATAAATGTGCCGATATTGCTAATCAACAATTTGAAGCAGCAACAGGATTAAATGATCGCGACAGTTGGACTGCCGCTGAGATGAAGAAACATTTTGGAGTTAAAGAATGATGGGACCATGCGCATGTCTAGGCCCACAGTGCGGTGAATCGCATTGCCCCTGTGTTATGGAAAGTCAAGGACTGGAACGCAGTGCAGAGTGGCAAGAACGGCATAGCCCTGAAGCTGTTGCTCGAGTTAATGCAGAGCTTAGGGCAGTGTTCGACGAAATCTTTGAAAGACGAAATGAGCGAAACTCACAGTAGGACCATTGCAAGGACAGTAAGCTATCGTTTGGTAGCTCTGTTAATTACTGCCTTGTGGACAGGTTTAGGTGAAGCCGTGGCTATACATTTTGTTCTGGCTATTGTACAATACACAATGGAACGAGTTTGGCTTAGAGTCAAATGGGGAAAGCAATAATGTCAGGGTTTGATCCAGGAGTACAAATGTACGATCCGTTTAATGATCGAGCACATTTTACATACGTGTTCTGTGCATGGCCACGTAAGTGTTACAATACCGGGCGCTGGATGTTTATGACCACAGCTATGCGTGGACGTAGAATTATCACAGGACCCGGTGAACCTGTCATCGAGGATCGATGGTATCACCGACACGAAGCAATTATAATGATGTTAAAAGGAATTTAATATGGCAACAAAGAAACCAGTAGCAGCCAAGAAGGCAGTACCAGCTAAGAAAACAGTCGCTAAAAAGCCAGTGGCTAAAAAGACTGTAACAAAACCAGTGGTAGCTAAAAAAGCTCCTGCTAAAAAGCCAGCAGCAACAAAGCCCAAGCTAACCGTAAAGGGCAAGAGTCCCAAGGATGCAGCAACGGCCAAAGGCGAGCCTTATGTAACTATTACCAGTGTAGAGCTAGACACTGACAACATTGGTAACGGAGCATTTGAACTAGATTGGAACGATATCTTTGTTGCCAAGTTAGTACGTGCAGGATACCAAGGCAAAACTGATGCAGACGTTGTTGATAATTGGTTCAAGACCATTTGCCGTAATATCCTCACAGAGGAATACGAACAATGGGAAGCCAACCAACCGGAAGAAATGCGGCCACGTGTTATTGATCGTAGAGATCTTGGCGGCGGTAAAACAGAAGTGTCATGAAATTCGGCGTACTCAATAGCAGCGTATCATATGATGGCAATGGAGTCAGAGAGAAAACCTTTGACTATTGGATATTGCCTTCTAAGCCAATGAGTGAATCACTTAGTGGAGCCAAATGTGCAACTCCTATGCGTGGTAGTTGGACTGAATGGGATCAAGATGCTACTCGCAAACAAACAGCCTCTATTAAAGGGTTTTTAACCAATTCACTTGAACCGGGCACCTGGATGGAAAGTAATCATAGATTCTACTTTCAGAATAAAGAGGATTGGGAAATGTTTAAGACAATGTGTTTACTGGGGTGGCAATAATGGTTTCTCTACCAATACCACCAACGATGAAATTCTATCAGCTGGTTAAAATGTCTACCAAAGGTGGATTGAATTTAACCAGCGCAGGATCTGTACCAGCTGGTAGTACAAACTACGTTGGCGTCGGATTCTACACCACTCAGCAAGAAGCTGAACACAATAGAACACTGGAAACTCTTAAGAGCACAGACGATGGCATTAGCTATCATGTGTTTGAACTAGAGTTTCCTAATCCGGCGTACAAAGAATAATGTTAAGTGTTCACGTCAATGGTGTAAAGCAAATACCTGGCATTGATTACACTGCTTGCAAAAATGCAGTGAGCTTTGCTACCCCTCCTGCCGCAGGAGATGTAATTCACGTTAGTAACTCACGCGGCACAGTGGGTAATATATTCGGCGACGGGTCTACCTATTTGTATCAATTAACGATAGACGCAGATGGTCACGAAAGCATCATGGATCTACTAAACGATGTTGGTAAGTATTACAACAATCCCGCAGTGGCAGATATGTTAGAACAACTCCGAGTTGTCATCGAATTAGTAAAAGAAAATGGTTGAAATTGAATTTGATTGCGGATATCGCTGGATGGCTGACCAATTGGAAAAGTATGTTGGGCCGCGCAAGTTTGTTCTACACAATCGCATAGGCGGCGAAGGGTGGGATGTTAGACCGGCTCGTGGAGGCTATGCCAACGCCATTGTAATATTCGACGATCCCAAGATGGCCACATTTATGCAATTGAAACTAGCATGATAATTTATATCAACGGAGATAGCCACAGTGCAGGTGCAGAAGCTGCACATACCGCTGCCTTTGCAGAAGACGACCGCAGATATCAGCATCTAGGCCGTAAACCACATCCTGATAATCTACTGGTTAGTTATGGCAATGTGCTAGCCAATATGCTCAATGCAGAATTGGTGTGCGGTGCTGAAAGCGCCAGTAGCAATGACCGTATATTACGCACCACGCTGGACTATCTAATAGGCGATGATAATGCAACGCATCATACCGGGCAACTAGAGAATAAACCCGACTTGCTAATCATTGGCTGGGCAACTTGGGAGCGTGAAGAATGGTTTGATCCTGATACACAACGCTATTGGCAAGTCAACGCTGGCGGAATTGGGCACGATTGGCCTGACGCCATTAAGTCGAAATACAAGTCTTGGGTCATTGATCAAATGGAACCAGAAGTCATTAACCAAAAGTTAGTGAAAGTACACAAAACTATACATCATCTACACTGCACTCTTACTGCATTCGAAATCCCGCATTTGTTCTTTAACACCTATTTGGATTTTAGTCACCTCAAGAACCTAGGTGAGGAAGAACTCGATTGGAATGGTTGCTACATCAATCCATATGATCCAGACTATACCTATTTCAATTGGTTAAAGAACCGTGGATTTCAAACAGCTACACGAAATAGTTACCATTTCAAAGCAGATGCACACACAACATGGGCCGAATTCTTGTATGCCAACTATGTCCAAAACCTATTGACTAAGTAATCATTAACTGCTATTATTACGTATGAAATATTTAATCGTAGATACTGCTAATACCTTCTTCCGTGCGCGACATGCTGCACATCGACAAGCTGATACATGGGACCGATTGGGGTTTGCTATCCACGTTACACTGGCCAGTATTGGCAAGGCATTCCGTGAGCAAAAAGCCGACCACGTTATCATCTGCTTAGAAGGCAAGAGCTGGCGCAAGGGCTTCTATGCTCCATACAAGGCCAATCGTACTGTTGCCCGTGCTGCACTTACCGAAGCCGAGCAAGAAGAAGAAAAACTGTTTTGGGAAAGTTTTGACGAACTCAAAACGTTCTTCATCGAGAAAAGCAACTGCACAATTCTACAGCATCCTAACTTGGAAGCAGATGATTTGATTGCAGGCTTTATCCAAGCACATCCAAACGATCAACACACGATCGTCAGCAGCGACAGCGACTTCTACCAGTTACTGTCAGACAATGTTCAACAATATAACGGAATCAGTGATGAGCTCCACACAATCAAAGGTATCTTTGACGCCAAGGGTGCCCCAGTCAAAGATAAGAAAACTAAAGAACCCAAAAAGGTTCCGGATCCGAAGTGGATCCTCTTCGAAAAGTGTATGCGCGGCGACACTAGCGACAATGTCTTCTCGGCCTACCCGGGAGTACGGACCAAAGGTACAAAGAATAAAGTCGGACTCGAGGAAGCGTTTGGGGATCGTGAAGCGAAAGGCTTCGCGTGGAACAATCTAATGTTGCAACGTTGGGTTGACCATAATGGTGCCGAGCACAAGGTTTTGGATGACTACAACCGAAACGTCACACTGATTGACTTGACTGCTCAACCCGACGATGTTAAACTGCAAATTGCAGAAACCATTGCAACCAACAGTGTCCCAAAAGATGTAGCACAAATTGGTACAAAGTTTCTTAAATTTTGTGGCAAGTACGAATTGAAACGTATCAGTGACAACTTGCAAAACTACGTAGACTTCCTTTCAAAGGCATATCCAGAATGATTACATTAAAACAATTCCTTGAAGCAGGCCAGTACCGTGTTACCGAAGGTAGCGATTTCCAGTGGCAATGCTTTGGTCCCAATGCCTACGCCTTAGATGTGCGTGTAGATACATGGGACAGCAACAGCGCCTCGATTATTTTTGATCGAGTAACGCAAGAAGTATATCAAGTTGCTTGTTACGATTACAAAGACAACCGTGCTTATCGACTATTTGGCAGTGACGACCTTCGTCGTTTGCACACAGCAGAAGCTCTGGTGCGTAACGTGGGCCATAAGCAAGCATGGGATGATGTTAACTATGTCGATCTCGAAGTTGACGAAGACTTCCTTGACAAAATGACTGCTATTATGACAGAGCAGGAGTACGATACAATGGTCAGTATTCCACTGGACCTTGACCGAGACACCTTGCACGAGTTGATGTTGCGGGCCCATGAAAAGAACATCACCCTAAATGAAATGGTTGCAGAAATACTGCAACTGGCGATTGACCATGCAGAAGAAGTTGTAGAGGGCGCCGATGAAGTTTAAGACTAGCGTAACTGAACTGGCATTGCAAGCAGGCGGTAGTCATTACCCAAGCGTAAATCGTTCGCAATTAGATTCGTATACCAAGTTGGTAGTTGCAGAGTGCATCAATGCTTTGTACACCGGTGACAAGCAGCATGTTTGTACCAACTTTGACAGAAGTCAACATGAGGCAACGCTTGCTGGCGCAGAAGCCGCAATTAAAGAAAGATTCGGACTATGATTGAAGCTGCATTACTGTTATTGGTCTTGTTCCAACTTAAACATTGGTATATTGACTTTGTTGATCAAGACATGGATGAGGTCAACAGCAAAGGCCATTACGGCCAATGGCTAGGTATTCGACATAGTCTTAAACAAGGACTCGGTACTTACATTGCAGTGGCATTGGTAGTGGGTGCAGAGTATTGGATCTTTGCCACGGTTATTGCATTTGTTGACTTTGTGATTCATTATCACACTGACTGGGCCAAGATGAATTGGGGTAATAGAGATATTCAAACTCCTGAGTTCTGGGCGCACTTGGGACTTGATCAAATGGTGCATCAAGTTACCTACATCCTGTTAACTTATATGGTGTGTGCATGATTAAGAGCATTACCGGAGGTAATGGCATAGTAGTCGAAAGCGGCTACTCTACTATGCCATATATCAGTCAAAACAACAATAACCCAATGCAAGGAATGCTACGCATTTCAGGAAACGATCTCCAAGTATTCGACGGCTCGACTTGGATACACGTGGGCGGGGCTTTTCCAAGTATTTCGTTAAATGGCGCTGCACAATCTGCTATCAATTGGGCACAATCTCAGATGGCTGAAGAGGCCAGCATTAAACAGCTAGCTGAAAAGCATCCAGCAGTGGCAGATGCTGTGAATACAATCAACGAAGCATACAACAAACTCAAAGTCGTTGTAGCTCTAACAGAGGAAGAAAACAAATGAAAAGATGGTTAAGAAATAAACTGCATCAGTTCCTGTATCCATCAGATGATATGCAACCAATTGCCACAGCAACTGCAAAGTATGCAAACCGAGTTGAGACAGCAAGTGAAATGCAATTCACAGTGTCGGCGGCACGTGGTGGTTTGATTGTATGTGTTCGCACATATGACAAGCAACGTGATCGTCACGATTACGTTAACCACATTATCCACGACGATGAAGACGTTTCCAAGAACATTGCAGATATTGTGTCTGTAGAATTGATGAAGGCCTAATATGTCTGTAACACAAGCAAAACTGGCTGCTGGAAATCATGTTACCCTTGGCGGCCCTTACGCCATTGCTGGTAGTATGGGCATATCAGGCATTGGCAATGATCAAGTGCAACACGAATTCAACCACGGTATTGACATTCGTGTCACGCCAGCCAATGGCGGATATATTGTTAGCATTAGTCCGCGCACAGGATACGGACAAGTCCCGGACCTGCACATTGTAAGCAGTGATCAAGACTTGGGCGCTGAGATCGGTAAGATCATTACACTGACTTGCCTTAAGAAAGAAGCACAATGATGACAATCGTAGCAAAGCCAGTTATTAAAAACAAATACTGGATTGTAGAATCAGACGGTACTAAGATTGCTACAATCCAAGCAATCGAAGAAGGTGGCGGGTTTGCATACGTGCATGATGATACTCGTGAGCAGTTTGCCAGTATTAAGTTGATTAGCAAAAAGTACAATATTGTATTTGACACTACCAAGCCAACTAAAACAAAGATTACACACGAGGCATACGGATTCCCTTGTTCAAGCAAGCCCTATAACCAAGTATGGGACGTTCAACGCAAGCTGCCCATCTACAGTAAAGAGCCCAAGAGTAAGAGTTTGTATTGTGCAGGATACTATGCAATTAAATTTAACAATACTTGGATCACAGAGTTCTGTCCTAAGAACATTACCGTTAGTCGTTACGAGCATCACGGACCATACACCACCAAAGCAGAAGCTGCTGATAAAATTAAAGAACTGAAGGCATAATGGAACAACTATCTTTAGCTATCCGTACGTTTAACGATCGGGTGAAGCAAATGAATCAGACCAATGGTAAGCAAGTAGTCTTATCGGCACAGGAAGCACGTAGTTTACACAACGACATCTACGCACTACTTGCAAACGTGGCAGAACTGTCAGCTCAAGGTGGTACAGCGGCAGACGAAGTTATCCAAATTAGTGTTGACGGCGGTGGTTTTAAATAATATACGTAGATTACTGAGATAAATATTATTATCAAGGAACTATGAAATGTCGAGACCTAAGCCAACAATACTGTTAGAACACGTTAACAAAACAAACTACAAAAGCGATCAAGTATTAGCCAGCGAAGGCATATGGGCGGTATTCTACGATAACCAACCTATCAACTTAAAGACTAGCAATGTTTTAATCAGCTACCCAGGACCGAAGTATCGGAAAAATTCTTTTAGCAATCCAGGCCATGCAATCAACTTGGCCAAGAAACTAAACACCCTTTTTAAGACAGACAAATTTACAGTAGTTCTATTAAAAGCCGGTGACCAAGTCTACCCGTAATCCACAGCACGATTGGTTCGTCAAGGCTGTGGTTGCTGCCGGCCTTGAGGTCAGCATAGTCGGAGATGTCACCAAGCTATGGTGGCGTAACCCATTGAACCACAATAGCCTTAGATTGACTTCCATTGGGCACGTCTGGTTCACCAAGCGTTCCAAGTTTCCATCACATCAAATCGATCTAGTAACTGGCGTAACTGGCAAGCAAATGCTACAGTTAGAGCGCCTGTTTAAAGAGCCGTACTTTATCAAATCCAACAAAAGCATTTTCCTCTATGGCGAGAGTGATGCTATAATGTTGCAGCTACACGCAGGCAATTTAGGTCAATATTTAGATAACCTGCAAATGTAATACTTTAGTGTAATTGACCATTAAAGAAAACATTGCTATAATAGCCACAGTTGTTAGCATAGTTGCTAGCAACATCATCAACCAATCTCGTATTGTTCGAGTAAAGAAGGAAGTAAAATGGCATCAAAGCGTCTCACCCGTAAACTCACCGAAGTGGCTAAAGAAGTTGAGTCACAACTAAAAGCCCACTTTGGCGTAACCCAAAAAGAACTTGACGCATGGCGCGCCGCTGCTATGGCAAGTCTTTACACATTCCCCACTACTGCAATGGTTCCTATTGCAGATCTGTCAATTGACTACGAAGTCCAACGTGATGTGCTGCACAAGCATATTATCAACATCATGAAGAAGTGGGACCCGCGCATCTGTAGTCCAGTATCGGCTTGTCAGCTGATCGGAAAAGATCAAATTGACACATACGATGGTCAACATCGTACCATTGCCAGTGCCATCCTTGGCTTTGCTGAAGTGCCGTGTGCTGTAGTAGAAACAAACGACAAGAACTTTGCTTCTTATGCGTTTGAAATGCTCAATGATACAGGCGTTAAACGTTTGAATCCAGGCGACTTGCACCGTAATGCCTTGGTGCGTTACAAGAACGGTAGCCGCGACATCAAGAACGTCCGTGCCCGCACAATGCAAGATCAATTTGACTCCGCAGGTGTGGACTTGCAAGACAAAGGTTCACGTGCAAGCGACAACCTGCGTGGTGACAATGACTACTTCTTTAGTCACTTCAAGTATGCACAAAAGGGCATCGAAGTTGACGAAAGCGGTAAAGTGTTGCTGAACATTTTGACAGCTATCACTAAGGTATTTCCTTTGCAAGAGGAAATTGACCAAGGTGTGTTTATTGGCTTGTACGAATTGCAACGACTTGCTGGCACCACACCCAATGTCAAGCTGCCCGAAGGGTGGATGGAGACATTGCTGACCAGCGTTAAAGAAACATTCAAGAGCTCAGCTCTTGTGCATGCCAAGGCCAAAGTGCAATGGGAACACAAGAACCCCGGATCTACATGGAGTGCGCCAAGTGCAATGAGTAACTTCATGCGCGAACTGCACATCCTTAACGGTGGCACTTTGCAGTTGCCCACACACGGTGCTGGTGCAAGCATGGGCCTTACTGCTGGTAATGCTGCTCCTGGTTTGTTTCCTGAGGCTTAATATGTTAAAGGAATCGCTAGAACAATTCATTGCCCCAGTCTACGGTAAGACCAAGCGTTCAGCCGAAACTTACAAGACTGTGGCAAAGCATTGTAGCTCACATCTAGACCGGCTAGTGGGCGAGTACTTGATGATCAAAGACGATCAGCAATGGATGCGAGAAGTGCGTAACGACATTGATTATTATCTGCGCCGTTACCACGAGTATTGCATTGAACAGCGTGATGGTATGAAAGCACACTATCACGAAGTTGGTGCCGATGATGACTGTGATTTTGAACACTTGATTCCAGCAAGTCGTATTCGCGATTTGTTGTTAGCAGGTGCCATTACTACAGAGCAGGCACTCAATGCCCCAACTGTGCGCTTGAGCCGTGCTAAACACATGATGCTAAAGGATGCAGGTTGGGCTAGCAAGACTCCAAACATGTGGTTGCCGTTCATACGTTACTCACAGGTTTTCACTGCAGAATTCCAAACACATGATGGAACTGCAATCAACCAGGAGACATGGACTCTTGAACAACATTTCTCTTACTTTAAACATTTGGTGATCTAAATGGAAGACGAAGAACTAATTTTTAAACGTTTCGCCGCAGACAAGCAGGATCAAGTGCGGGCATTGGTAAACTATGCCACACTGATGGGACTGTCAGGTAAGGATCTTGTCAGCATCGGCGGCAAGCTGGATCGCATTAAAGCTAGCCGTGAACGTAAGCAACGTATTGCGATTGTGCAAGGGTATCAAATCAAGCCCATTGGCAAGGATGCCAACAAAACCAAATACGATCAAGCACATGCAGTCAGCCGTCGATTCAAATTGGAAACTGCCACTGGTGCTTACTACTTTGAAAATCACTACGAAGGCTGGAAGATCTCCAACCCTCGCACCAAAGCGACGATTAGGCATCACTGTGAGTACTACGATTGGGGCAGCGTATCGTTTGATTTGCGCGAGCGTTACAACGTGCTAATGGACTATCACGAAGGACTGCTACAACTAAACTTCTAAAACAAAAGTATTAGTTTTGGGCTGTTGCGTAATTGCAACGGCCTGTCTCCTTGATTTGTCCAAAAATGGTAAAATCCATTATAATAGATACATAGCAAAGCAAAACAGGAGTTAGCATGTTTCAAAAGTACATAGACGCACTGGCATTGATGGACGCCACAATCGCTGTTAATGATGCAGTCATTGCAGCCAATGGTGAGTTTGGTACATGGTACTACAGTGATCGTGGCACAGAACTCAGTGCTCCTATTTGTACCGCATGGGACAATCTGTATACTTTCGTACACAGTAATTTCCCTGCTCCGGTTAGCTTTGGAACTTCTCCTTACGCCGACCCGGACAAAGAAAAGTATGCAGCAGACGTCAATGAAATGGTTGCGATGTTCGGCAAGGACCGCGCTACCTTGGAAGAAGAGTTGCGTAAGATTCCTCCTGTAATTGCAGAAGTAGCTTTTCCAGTGTACATTGCACGTCACCTCTTGCGTGATCAGCGGTTGGCTATCAGCCCGAACCGTTTGACTACGTTTGACGAATTTCACAATCGTTATGGTTACATGATTATTTGCGGTGCCAAGTAACCGTAGATTTTGGTTGACCCGAAATGAAAGATCGGGTATAATAACTACATAGCAAAGCAAAACAGGAGTTTAAAATGGGTTTTGAAACACGAGTTCTCAACAAAGTGTCCGACATTCTGGGCAACGACAAATCAGCTTCGTTCACTAGCGGTACGCTGTTTGTTAACTGCGATGCCAAGGAAGCTGCCAAGCTGGAGACTGCATTGATCGCTATCACTAACGGTGGTGTGGTTGTTAGCAAGACTCCTGCAGAGTTTGCATTTGACTTTGTTGCTTAATTGCAACACAAGGCAAAAAGAGTTTTGCCAATAAAGAAAAGAGTGTTACAATACACTCATAGCAAGAAAACAACTTGCTAGCAAAGTTCAAGGGTGTTGTGTAAAAGCAACACACTATATGACAAGAAAAGATTCCTGTTGTATAATAAGTTTTTAATGTGTTAGTTAGTCCATTTCAAAGGAGTTAAAAATGGCAGTTACCGAGTCCCGTTCAGTCACCCCAGGTGAAGCCCGTAGCCGTGTGTTGCGAGCATTTAAAAACA